ATTGCTGGATCATAAAGGCTTTCTGGTCCCGTGTACCCAATGCCTTCATACTGTTTTAAGTAATTTGCGTTGCGTCGTTTTCCTAAATCACCAATCATGTTGACTTGGAATAATCCTAGGGAGTAGTCACCTGTTTTTGCATTAGGGTTTAATGCTCCAGGACGACCACCTGACTCAGCACGAGCCACACGGAAGGCTGTCTCTAAAGATGATCCGCTAAACCCTGCACCAGAAAGAACGCTAATAAGTTCTGAGTTGCTTAAGGCTCCTTTACCAACAGGACCGTCAATAGACATTGTTGCACCTATTGAGTTTGTTGCAGCACCTGTACCAAGTAGTTCACTACTTGATGGGGTTACAACTGCGCTTGCGTACTGCATACCAAGAATAGAAGAGGCACCTGTGTAACCCGAAGGATCTACTGGATTGTTTTTCCCTTTGCGTAATTCAAAATGCAGGTGGGGACCAGTGGAATTTCCAGTAGATCCAGATTTACCAATACGTTGACCTGCTTTTATAACTTCGCCTGCTTTTACGTCTTTAGAACTGAGGTGGCCGTAGATGCTCTGCATGCCGTCTGCATGCTCAAGCATGACCGCTGTTCCATAACCTGCATCTAAACTTTCGGTAGATACAATTCCATCTTTCCAAGAAATAACTGGAGTACCTTCTGGTACTGCGTAGTCTGTTCCCTTGTGAGAGTTATTTGTACCAGACCACATACTTCCTTTATCCCCATAACCAGCGGTTACTCCCCCTGCAACTGGTGAGCCTCCTGTTGATCCGCCAATGCCAAACCCAGCACCATAACCAGTTCGACCACCACCTTTGCCTTTAGTAAGTGCTGACATTAGAACTTTTGCAAGATCTCCTACACCACTAGCAAGCATCGCGGCAGATGTTGCAAGGCCAGCACCAACGTTTGTAGCACCAATTCCTCCTACAAGACCTTTGAGTTGTGAAAGAGGTTGAATAGTATTTTCAAGAACACGATTAAATGCTTCTACTGTATCGGCAGCATTCTCAAAGCCCTTGATCATTGACTCTTCACCTTTAGTCATTAATGATGTTTGAGAGGCGTTCATTCTGCCTTGAGCAGTAAGCATGGTGTTTGAGTTTTTATCTGTGCCTTGTGCGTTTCCACGCTTTGCAAGGTCTGGGTCTCTACCAGCAGATAAGTCAATCATTGCTTGATAAAGAATCTCCTGCTGTGCAGGATCAAAGCCCATTGTCTTTAGGTTTGCACCAAGCGCACCCCGCTGGAATGATTCACGAACTTGTTGAGTGGTTGCTTTTCCTCCGCCCATCACTCCCATTAATTCTTTGGCAAGTTGTCCTGGAGTCTTTTCTTTTCCAGAAGCAGTACGTGTGTTAATCCCATACTGGTATAGGTTTGCTCCCATAGGTCCTGATTGAAATCCAGCAATAGCCTGTGTTGCTACAGCGTTATCCATACCTAAGTATTTGTAGGCTCCACCAACTTGAGCCGCAGCCTGTTTGTAGTTTTCACTTCCTACCGTGTACCCACGACCTGCAAGACCTGCTGCAACAATTGCATCAGAGCCAACGCTAGAGATTCCTCCACCCATTGCACTAAAGGTGGCACGTTGTAGTTGATTTCGACTAATTCCTGGCGATGTTAATCCTGCTTGGTAATAACCAAGCGCACGACCCATAGTTAACCCTAAGTCAGGAGTTGCAGCATAGGCACCAGCGGGTAGTGCAAGTGCAATTTTTGCAATACCACCGTACTTTTGAAGTTTTGAAACGGTTGGGTCTTCAGGTCCTTCTTTAGCAAAGACTGTTTTACTTTTAGAGATAGAACTTCCTCCGCCAGCAGGAGACATCCCTGTTGGCGTAGGCGGTTGTGTAAACCGTGCATTGTCTGTTCCTACGCCAGGGCGAGTAGATCCCTGCATCAGTCCCATAGAACCGCCAGAAGAATTTATGGCGCCGTTTGCATTTTTAAATGCCTTACCAGCAATTGCGTTTAACTTTTCAATAGATTTATAAAGGGACTCAACCTCTTTGTTTAAACCACGGGTCTCTGTAGTCAGCGACTTGATGTTAGCAACCATCTTGTTAGCCATGACTATCCCTTTCTACTGGTTTGGCTGGCTATCTCTAGCCAGTTCTCTCGTTCTCTCACTGATAGAGACTTGATCTCTGTCAGTGTCCATCCTCTGTACTCGTTAGTTAAGACCGACCACTCCGCAAGTAAATGCGGGTATGGAGTAACGCTAGAAGCGAAACAAGGTCCCGAAATTAACGGGAACAGATACCTCACTTTCGCAGTCAGGGCATGTCACCTTGACCACATCGAACTGAGGACCACATAGACGCTTATTGATTGCCTCACTGATAGTGCGACGATCTACAAGCCCCAAATTCTGTACCTGCATCTTGCTTAGTACTGGTGAATCATCGATCTTCATTACTGTGTTCTCTAACATGATCGTTGTTAGTTCTGCCGATGTCTTGTCAGAGTTCTGTAGCATTTCTTTTTGTGTGATGCCTGTAGGAAGTTGCACTGTGAATATGCGGTTCTTTCCCTGTACGGTAAAGACTCGATCATTCATTGGGTCCATCAGAGCCTTGACTGTAATGTCTGTATCAAGGTCAACCTGTACGGTCTTCATCTCTTCACAGCCTTCGCAGTATCCACCAATTTCAGCGGTCTTACCAAAAGTTGCTTTAAGAATTCCTAGAACCAACATGTCTCTGTCACCAGAGAGTAGTTGATCTAGTAACTTCTCATCGGCTTTTTGATTGCCAACACGGACTGTTCCACGATGAAGAATTGTAAGGATTGCTTTACCAATGTTTGTAGTACGAGCAATCGCTTCTTCATCAGAACCATTGAGTTCACGAACCTCGGCTTCTGTGATGATCTCCCCAGTGGCTGTTACATAGCCACCAGGGAGAGTCACTACAGTGTCCGAAGGAGATGTGATCTTTACTTCTTGCTGTACTGGCGCTTCAGCCAGTGCAGAGTTAATCAAGTTATTTGCCAATGCGGGGTTAGCCGCTGCACTAATTGTTTTCGTCATGTTAGTCCTTTGTTAGAATGTAGGGGCTGATGCTGTGTAGTTTCCTGCCCAGTTAACATCAAAGCCTTCGTGTACAAGTGTCATCTGCTCTACGAATAGAGCGTTGTCACCTGCGTTAAGGTCTGAGTATGCAACTGAAGTAGGCCATGCGTTGTATACCTTAAAGCGCATTGCTACGTGATCGTTTGATGTCTCTGTTGTGTCATTTGCATTTGGTGATCCAGGGATTGGGTGCGATAGCACTGCAATCTCTAGGTCGCAACGGAAGTTCTGGTCTACTGCACGAGTTGTATTTCCCGCAGTTACTGTTGCGAACAAGTTACGCATCCAGTCCCAGTTCTGACGTGTTCCCAATAGGACACCACGTTGAAGTGTAAGAGGTGTGAAAGTTGTCTGACCAGGGATCTGGTGGACAGTGGTGTTGTAACCACCTTCACGGTAAGGGATAGAGTCAGTAGCAACCGACAGTCCCGACACAGAAGTAAACCCAATAGTTGCTTGAGTTAGACCGATGCTGTTTTGAGCAAAGTCTCCGTGTGGTTGAAACGTAACTAAAAATCGAAAGTTACGTAATGGATCAGTCAATAGTGTTGACCGATTATTAATTACTGCCATTTATTTTTCTCCTTCGCTTTAGTTCAGCGTCTTTTGGCTGAGGTCGATGACAATGAACTCTGCTGGGTATTGCAACGCAACACCAACCTGGATATGGACTTCGCCATTGGCGATTTGTTGTGCACTGTTGTTCTCAGCATCACACTTAACAAAGTAAGCCTGTGTTGGAGTTGTGCCACGTAGACCGCCCTGGTTCTTGTATTCGCCAAGGAAGTTATTGAGGACTGTGCGGATCTGCGCCCACAATTTTTCCTCATTGTTTTCAAAGAGAGCAAACTCAGTGAGGTTCTTGAGGTTCTTGCGGATGTAGATAAGAGAGCGACGCATGTTGACATACTTGTTAGCAGTGCCATCTTGCTTCAATGTACGAGCACCCATAACAGAAAGACCAGCGCCAGGAATCTGACGGATTGGGTTTACTGGTGATGTGCTTGCGTTCATTGTGTCTAGTTCTGTAGATGAGAATGATTTTTCTACAGCAACGACTCCCTGGATTGCTGAACCGATACCTGCTGGAGCCTTGAAGACTCCACGGCTTGCATCAGTTGCAAGGTATAGACCTACTACAGCACCTGCTGGACTAACCTTGCGAAGAGCCCCTGCACCGCGACCCAGAGGATCAGCAATGAATAGGTGTGGGTAGTAGACAGCAGCGTTGCTTGAGTCTGTAAGAGAAGCAGCAAATGAGACTGCGTTTGCCACAGTTAGATCTGGGTCAGTATCAACAACAACAAATCCATTGTTGTCTTCTGCCCATGAAGTTGCTGCGTCAAATACGTCTACAACACCTGATGCTAGTGCGTTCACTGTAGGTAAGAAGAATACAAGTGGACGATCAAGTGAGGTGAAGTCTTCAAATACAGCATCTCCTGTTCCCTTGTAGTCTGTGTAATCAGCGGCTACTGGAGTAGTTCCATTTGATCCACCTGTTAAAGGGTAGGTAGTAGCAACTGCAGTACCAGAAGCGCTGCTTGAGATTGTGATGGTTGGTGATACCAAGTTGATCACTGTCTCTGCAAAATCGCTAGAGGCTGAATCATTAAAGATCACGTTCTCGTAGCGCTCTAGCAGGATGTCATCAGTAATATCATTTGATACACCTGACTCCTTGTAGACTGTCAATGTGTATGTTGAGGCAACTGAACCAGCAGTAACAACAACACGTAGATTGTTGCCATCTGATCCAGCGTTCTTTGATGTAACAGTAGCAACAACAAGACTTCCTGATGTAAGGATGTTTACTGAGGCTGCGTCTGCATCAGATGCGAGAAGGCGCTTGACGTAGAGTTCACGTCCACCGTTTGCAAAGAATGATCCAACCTGGAATGTTGCTGGGTATGAGGCGTTGTAGCCTCCAAAGTTCTTAGTAAATTCATACCAAGATGAAACAAGCGTTACGGCTTCTGGTCCTTGTGCAAGAGGTGCAACAAGTGCGCCAGCAGCGTTAGCAGTAACACCACCTGTTAGTGGTGCTGGTAGTAGGCGTTCACTGATGTAAACACCTGGGCGGCTATATGCCATTTTTTCTCCTAACTAGTTGGGTAAGGGTTCCTTATGGTGTCGTTATTGTGATCGGATCTACAGCAGTAAACTCGCCACGACCAATGATTTGGCTGCCAGTTGTGCCTGTAACGTTGAGTTCTTGGACCTTGTATAACTTATTGAATGTGGATGGAGCGATCTCGCTAGAGATACGCACCGTGATAGCGTTTACGAATAGACGCTTTCCTTGCTCTGTAATATCTCGCTTAGAGATATCAAGAACATCCAGACGACGTGCAGTTCCAAATTGGGTATCTGGCCCAACATTTAAAACTGCAAATCGAAGTGGAATCTTTGTGTACAGCAACTGCGCCAAGATCTGACGATCATGACGGGGCTGACGTGCATAGGTAGTAATTTGATAATCAATATTAATTGGGATAGGAAAATCCATATCCTTATCGTGCAGGTCTGTGTCCCAGTTAACACCTGTTGCGATAGTGGTTGGGTCTGCGTAATACGCAGGACTTACTCGTCCACGATGTGCACGATCAAATGCTTCTGCAATATCAATCATGTCAATTGTAATGTAGGGGTATGACTGATTACGGATTTCTTGATCAGGTTGACCAAACCAGATGCCCACCTTGCGCTGTGGTCCATCTGCAGTAACTGATTTCTGATCAGTGACATACATGTCTTTAAGAAGATCACGTAGTGCTTCATCTTCCTCTAGTAGGAAACTCATAGGTAAGCCTCCAGATGTTTGTAGAGGCGATTAACTAAGAAGTTCTCTGACTCAGCGGTACGGTTTGCTGTATGACGAATTGCCCCACTTGGTTGTCTGCTGGGGGTTCCATACTCATGATCGAGTGCCTCTGCGTGATGCTTCTCATTGACGTTAGCATCAAAGCCATTCTTGCTATAGGAGACGCTCATACCGCTCACGACGTGCGATGGCCATCCAGTTGCTTTGGCTTCTGAGCGCATGTGCGCTCCTACAAGTCGAGAGGTCTCGTGACTTGCTTTGTGAATAGCGTTAAGGACGTTGTCTTTCTTCACTTCTTTTTCCTGGCCTTCGCAACGGATTTGCCAGCAACTTTTCCACCGACGTAGCCTGCGATAAGACCAGTAATAATTGGTTGTTTGTCTTTAGGACGACCGCCGAACATGCCACGCATGAAGTTCTCGACTTCGTCTTTGCCGTTCAATTCAGCGGCACGTTCATACCAAGGCTTATAGCCCATAATAAAACCCCTTATCGCAACCTGTGGGAACAGTGGTCAGGCACCGCAGCGGTGGTCTGATATTGCAATGATAAATGAAAAAACCACCCGTAGGTGGCTTAGTCATTACTTCTTTTTAATCTTTTTAACTATGGCTTTATCCATCTTGCGATCGTCTTCTTGAGACTTAGGCTTGCGGTGCTTCTTGTCCATCTTCTCAAACATTGCCTTCTGCTCTTTGTCAAGACCCTTAGTAGTCTTAGCATCCTGCTTCTTGTCTGAGTCCTTGGTGTACTTCACTACATGCCTTTTTTCTTGTTCATAGTCATCTTTGGCGCCTTACCCTTTTTAAGGGCTTTGAAGTCTGCGCCAGTGATCTTGTTGGCAGGAGCCGCAGCGCCTGCAATCTTCTTTTGCTTAGGAGTAAGAGCCTTCTTCATTAGCAGGCCTTCTTACAGACTTTGCAGGAGCACTTGCAATTCTTCATTTTGCAGGAGAGAGCCATTACTTCTTCTCCTTCTTCTTGTCGTCCTTCTTCTTCGCATACTTCTTATTGGCAGCGGCTAGAGTCTTCTCACCGTGCTTATCTTTTGGCTTCATACATCCACATGTAGCGCACATTATTTGCTCACTTTCTTCTTAGGTTTGGATTTTGGAACGCCCTTTGCAGGAACGCAGTTAGGAACCTTCTTGCCGTTCTTCATCTTCATTCCTACCTGAGTGTAGCCATCCCAACAAGGATCTGTCTTCTTGGTTGCCATTAGCAATCCCACTTTCTTAATGCTAGAGCCTTGCGAGTTGGCTTGCCGTTCTTCTCCATAGGACCTTCCATACCGCCCATGCGTGCACAAAAAGATTTACGTCGTGCCGCAGACTTAGGAGACTTCTTTGCTTGCTTTGCAGATACTGGAGGTTTTAAATCTGAACCAGGGTTTGCTTTTTCGTAGGACTTGC